ATGCACCCGAAAATGCACCTATATTGGTGTTTTTCGGGTGTATTTTTTTTGCGAAATGACAGAAAAATGAGCGAACTACCGATAATCCAAAGTTCTGAAATAATCATTCATAGTATCCAGGTTTACCGGTTTACAAAATACACGGAAATATTTATCCGGGCCGCCCGGAATGGGGAAGTTTTGACACCCAGAGGGATGCGATATTCGTCCGGGATGATTAAGGGATATGAAGATTTCCTAATGCATTTCCGAAACTACGAGAGCTTTATAGGTTACAAGGTCCAGTTGAAGGATATCAGCTGGCTATTTACTGAAGGGTTCTATAACCATCTTGTGAATTCGGGGCTGGCAATGAATACCTGCGCTAGTTATTCCTCCAGATTCAAAAGTATGATTAGGAGACTCCACAAGATGGAGTTGATGAGGTACAACGGCATGGGAATGAAGGGACCAAGGGAGATAACTACACAGATATATCTCACGCTGGAAGACCTTACAATTCTATATATGGCAAGTTTTCACTTGACAAAGGGGCAAAAGAGGGCAATATTGATCTTCATAATGCAATGTTTCATAGGACTGCGGGTGAGCGACATGCTGCGTTTTGCAGAGAACCCGAATAAGTTCCGAAAGATAATAGACGGCGTTCGGTACATAGAAATCCACACAGACAAGACAGGTGAGGTAGTAGTAATTCCGGAGCATGCAATGGTGTCCCGAATCCTTGCAGAATATAACTACGATTTTGGCGTTCGATTCAGCCAGCAGTACTACAACAAGACCTCCAAGACCGTTGCTATGGATTGCGGCCTAACAGAAACAGTGTTCCATTATCGAACAGAAGGGGGTGAGGTGGTTGAACGGGAATTAGAGAAATGGCAGCTGATCAGCAGCCATACCGCCCGAAGGACATTTGCGACACTTGCCTACCTGGCCCACGTGCCGGTATTGGCCATTATGAAAATTACCGGACACAAGACAGAAACAGCCTTTAGAATGTACATACGATGCAGCTCTCTTGAGAGTGCAAAGGCCATTTCCGGTCATGAATTTTTCAGGATAGATCTTATTGAATTAAAAAGGTTATCAGCGTAGATTGGGGGGTATATAGGTGCCTCTCTTTGCAAAAAAGCCCGGTTAACCGGGCTTTTGAATATTTTATTTATTCACTCCACAATGGAGAACTTTTTTCTTATCCAGAAAAAGAGCCCGGCCACCAAGAGGATGAGTAATATGTAGAAAATGTATCTCCACCGGTAAGGATCCTTTGCGACTTTCGTTATTTCGCTTGCCTCGGTTTTCCATGCAAGGAAAGTATCTGCTTTTGTTTCGCTGTAGTTGACTACTTCAGACTTCCCCAGGTCTTCCCTCTTTCTTTTTATTGTAAAGGTTTCCACGCTCTTTACAGCCCCTTCGGGGGGAGGGTGATACGACTGCTCTTTTGCGGATTTATTTGCCTTCGGAGTAGCAGCATCATTTTCCCCATGCCGGGAAGGTAATGTGTAGGAGGTATCGGTACCGGGTGGGTAGTACTCCACTTTCGTATAAACCACCTCCAGATCTTCCCTTTTCGTAGTATCCACAAACTGAACCACCAGCTTGGAATCCTCAAAAGATTTCTGGATTTCTTGGGATCCGGAGGTCTTCCGGGTTACGTGCTTCCTGTTGCAGGACAATAGTAGTGTTGAAATGGCGATTATAAACAGTATTCTTCTCATGGTTCTTCTTCGTGTGTGTTGTTAATTCTTTTGTCTCCGATAAAATTATTCACGCTCCCGATAATCTCCCGAAGATTCTGATTTGCCAAAATCTCGCCCGCCAGTTTTGCGGCCCTGGCCATCTCCCTTTTCTCCTTGTCTTCGGCCTTTTCGTGAATACTGATTACTTCGATTACTCCTATAAGGATCGCAATTGCAGATGTAAAAAAAGGGAACATGATGAGGCTATAGTAAGGACTAAAGTAATGTACTGTAAGCATCTGTATTCCATCAACCAAGGTGACGGCCAGCATAAAGTTAAAATATCTGCTCAGCTTGTAGACCGTTCGCCGGTACCCTTCTGATGTCCTGTACTCCCCTCGCAATTTAGCCTTCTGAATGCCAGCACGAAGATCCAAGCCACACAGAATAAGGATGATCCCGTACAGGGACACGATATACACCAAGAAGGGGATCATTTTTACGAAAAAGTTTTGAAGATTCATTCTATAAATTTTATAATAGGTTAAGAGTAATACAATTGGACTTCAGCCTGGCGCCTTCTCAATAGGCCGGGAAGCACATTTTTACCGGCGGTCACCGCACATCTTTGCCAATATGGCACAAGTGTGTTTTTAGGCTCCCTGTTATTTATCCTGGAAAAGAGATTGTAAGGAATGGCTATCCCGGAAGAATTAAAATAATACCCACCGGTATTGTATACAAAGCTGGCAATTGCGTTGTATTCATTTTGCGACAGCGGCCGTTTTATCAATTTCATGATTATCGGGTTGGTATACTTTTCGATGTGTGCCAACTTCCAGCGTTTTGCAGTCTCGTAAGTGATCGCAGGATCCCCGGGCTGCACCCTCCGGCCAGTGTCCATATTGATAGTAGATCCTATACCCTGCGTCCAAATACCGCCGGAATCTTTGTATGGGGCCGCTACGAACTTCTCGAACCCCTCAATAAAGTCGAAGCCAGCTTTATCTAATTTGTACATTATTATTGTGGGTTTAAGTCGTTTGCAACCATCTCTTTTACATTAAGCAACCAGGAAAGGAACTCCGCATAGGTGTCTTCAGCGCTTTGGTCCTGGGTGAGTCCCATGGCATAGGCGTTATACTCGTTTATAATTCCAAACTCCTGCGTTTCGTCGTATCGGTCCCGAATAACAGCTTTTACGACCTTTTCGTAGCTTGGCGGGCCCCAGAACTGTACGGTATCATACTGGTAATGGGTTTGTTCTTCCACGGTTTCCGTTACTTCTTCTATATTGTAATTGTAGTGCCAACTGCCGTCTCCAAGGTCAAGCAGGCCCGTAGGGCGGATATCTGAATTTGATTTCATATCTTGCTTTATTTATAATAATACACATTAAGGGAAAAAGCATAAGCGAGTACCTATTTTTCTGTCGACAACAGACATTGTATACGTTACGTTACAATATAGAAACCCCGCTCCTGAACCATTGGACGAGTGCCCGCAAGTAATAACACCAGTTTTTTGTTCGGATTCAGGGCTCGACATAGCAGAAAGGGAGTCTGTATAATAAGTGCTCGAGCTCGCGCCAGTCTCACGAGGCAAAACATCCCCAAATTCTCCGAAAAATATGTTCTTAATATAGCCGGACTCTCGTGATAATAGGCCTCTGGCCTCATAGCCATCGTAACCAACTGTTTGATATTTTTCGGGCGATTTTGAAACATAGAATTCAGAAGTGCCACCATTGATGTCCGGCAGTATCCTACATTTTACCCCGTCTGTCCATTTCCACAGATGTCCGAAAGGATTTTCCACTCCACGATAAGACGGAACACCAACAGTAAGAGATCCATACTCAGCGGGCATAGTATAGTAAACTATTCCTGTCCTGTTGCCGAGCTGGTTAGTATGCCCGCATGGAACAAATGGACATTGGCTGTTATATGTATTCCAGGTCGCAGACACCAAGGTGGTCACGCCTTCTCCTAACCCCCCCTGTTTGTAACCGTTCCCGTCAGGAGAGGCGTTATAACTAAGCTGCGCGTTGAAGTTCGCATACTCTACTACATAGAGCCAGGACAAAGACAAATGCGCATCGTACACATAACAATTCCAGCCGGAATTGTTAAGACCAAAAGCTCCCCTGTTTCGTGCATACGAGCGAAAGTCGGATATAGAAATATTGCATACAGGCACGCCCAATTGTGTTCTGTAGGATCCATCCCAGCCTGCAGTATTATTGCCCCCCCTGAAGTTTGTAGTTAAGTTAAGAACAGATGCGAGCTTTATGCTTGCCGGCACTGTACGGTCGACGGTTGCTTCATACGCGGATACGTACATTTTCGGTACCACCCGGAAGCCGGGCAGCGCAAACTCGGAGACAAGCGTACGAATCTTTGTTCCTTCCGCTTCGTGTTTAATGTAGTACTCCGGAATTTCTACCATAACCTGACCGTGGCTTCCGTCGAGAACCGCCGCACTCCCGGTGTCTCTCAGGGCACTATTATTACCGTCAAGGTAATAGTTTACGCTCCCGTTATCGTTCAGTAGACACCGACGCATTTTACCCTGAATCGGTAGAGAGACGTGCAATTCAGGGCGTCCTATGCGCGTACAGGCACTGCTGGCTGCTGTAATGTCGCGCTCGATGCCGTAGTAGTAATCGTACGGAAAAATGGGCTTTGTGGCGCCCACGCCAATTAAAATACCCATAGTTGTGTGTGTTTGAACAAATTTAACTTATTGTATCACCGTTTTTTTGCCGGTTTTATAACTTTTCCAAAACTTATCCCATCTTGGTGATTATCCAGGACATGACAGAATTGACGACTTCGCTGTACGCAAACACCCATCTTCCGTTTTCGACTGGGTAAGTAGAATTTTCTGAACTGTCATCGTAGAGTTTTTGCCCGGTGTTGGGCCTGATCGTTTTTGTGCCACTTCCGATATTTTTTATTAAAATCACGCAGCCAGAATAGGTTACCACTGGCATATATATATCGTACGCTGAGCCGCCAAAAAGAGTTACTATAGGCTCAAGGTCACTCAGTGTTGTTGCGTTTTCTACGCTTCTGGGTCGAAGACGCAGGCCCTGGGCAAATAGCCTTACAAAAGTACCTCCAAAAGCCGGCGCCGAACCGCTGTTGAACGCTTCGCCATAAAAGCCTGTTAAAAACTCGGTCCCGCTTGAGAGGTTAATGTTACCCTTTGCTTTCCCCACTATTGCCGCCCTCTTATTTGCGTCATCAACTGTTCGGGATATTTTAACACTTCCCTCCTCTACTATCACGCCCAACGGGGAGAGAGTGGAATATGTTTCTTGGCCGCCTTTATCGGCAGTGGCAATAATAGCTCCCTTGTTTGCGTCTATAGAAAGTATCACTTCGGCATCAACAAGGTTTTCCTCAATCCCGTCTTTCCATTCTGTCGCTTTGGTTGAAACGATATCAATCTTACTATTTTCTGCATCAATAAGGATTTTCTTATCACTACCAATTTCCGAAAGCTCAATTTTATTGTTAGCTGCATCCAACTCAATCTTTTTCGTGCCATTCGCGGTGTCCAAAGTAGAAGTAATTATCCCTGCACTGTGATACCAACCACCAATACTTGCGCCTTCGGCCAGCAGGAGATCAGTAGCCACACTATCAAAGCTGGCCCCGAAGGGCTCCCATTTTGTCGTATTGGTCGGTACTACTCCTGAGAATGTGCCGGCATCCACCTTGGTCCTATACCATTGACTTCCATATTTCACCGCTTCAACACGGTTAGGTGTCCCGTAATACGTTGTGGATGGGTTATAATCTCCGCGCGATGTCAGCACCGGACTGTCTCCCTTTTGCCCGGCCGGTCCTCGGTTGCCGGTAACACGAGCCGGCGGACTCCAAAAGCTCAGCAATGTACCTTCAGTCGATTTCATAGCTGTGGTAGTCCAAAGGTATTCACCGTCATCCACAGGAATAGCCCCATAAACCCAACCTTCGGGATCAATATCGGTTACGATCAGCTCGGGAGGCTCGTCAAAACTGGTATTTTTCGAGAACCGATATTCGTAAAAGTTCCCGTTTCCGGCCTCACCCCTCAACGCGATAGGAGCCCAGTAAGTGGTATTGGTAACAGGGATTCCGGCGGTTGGCGTGATGAAAATATAACGGTAGGAAGATCCTTCTGAAGTCACCTCATCGCCCGAGTGATATGTCACACCCGGATTATATACCCCGAGAAACACCCCTATTGCAGTTGTCGTTCCGCCACCAGATTGTACCAGGGCCCCACGGATAATAAACCGCCCATCTCCGGCTTCGTTGTAGCCTATTCCTTTGGTTGCATTCCCTATCCGGACGCGGTTTTCATCCAGATCGATATAAGACCCGGACCCGCCCGAGCTCTCAATTACACCGGTTTTTATGTATCGCCCGTTGATGGTAGAGAATCCGTACATCAGAGCCATTGCCCGTACTTCCAGGTCAGGATCTACTGAACTCAACGTTCCGACCCAGAAGTGGTAAAACGCCGGGTCTTCCTCGGTCTTTATCTGGTAAGTTGAAAATATAAAGCCGGCGCCGCTGCCTACACGCTGAGCCTTTACGTAGATGTAATAAGCCTGGCCCGATCCCCCAGTAAGTGTAATGTCTGTGCTGGATAGGTTCCAGAAGCGTGGAGCGGCCGGATCGATGGTGTAGTGCGTCAATGTCCCGCCGGTAACCCGTACCAGGTTCACATTTCCGTTGTAATTCGCCTCTATTACCGTATTGAGGATGGCAAATTGCATGCTTTTGGCTCCAATGCTCAGCGCGTTGGTGTCAATGCTTAGGGGTTTTATCTTTTCGGTATAATAATCGCCTTCCGGGTCGAACACCATGTTAAGGGCTTCTCGGCTGGTACGCCAATTCGCCCGGGCCCTGGCAGGATTGTTCAGATTGTTGATCGTGATAATCCGATCCGTTTCGTATTGGTCAGCTATAATGCGGGTAATAATACTCCGGCTTACGACATCGCCCAAGGAAAGGCTATATTCATAATCTTCCAGAAGGTTCCGGGTAAAGCCTGTGATTCGTATCTCCCGGTTCAGGTCAAGATCGACGTCTTGGACCGGAATGTAATCGCCTGGCGAGAAGATGTTCGAAACCGATCCAGAGCCGGCATAATTCTTCAAATAGTTTCTGTCAATTTTCAGATCGTACTGTACCCGCGGCTGGCTGTTCTGGGTATAGTACTCTTCTGCTGCTTCCTCCAGCTTTTCTTCTGCTTCGTCTATGTACGCTTGTGGGAGCCGGATGTCGGTGATGATGTACTCGTCTCCCACACTTACCCTGAACGCCAAACTGGAAGGTGACGGGAAAGTCATCTTATACTCGTCAGTGAAGGGAATCAGGGTAAAAGTCTTTGTATCGTTATTGTAGGATTTCAACTCAAAATCATAACCCGCCAGCTTCCCGGTCCTGAACGCTATTTTCGCGCTCGTTCCGGCAATCAACCACTTTGTATCGCTACCTATCTTTTCATTCAGGTCGAAGCTCATTGAACTATCCGAGAATGTCAACTCATCACCTCCAAGCCCCGATACTACTCCGATCCGGTTCGGATATATATCAGAGAAGGTCTTTGTATTCTCCTTCAGCCCGTATGCGGTTATGGCGGCCGAATCTTGCACAAAGCTGGTGCCCCTTACTTTTGTAGGAAGGCACAATTTCGCCACACCTTTATCGATCAGGTATTGTTCCGGTAGGTTCTGGCTCCCGCCGTACACGTACAGACGGGTTACCAGGTTTTTGGAGTCCACGTTCTTGCGGGTGAGCTCGTATAAGCCGCCAACCCGGCCGTACTTAAACGTAAAAGGAAAGTGTGATCCGGGTTTCCGGATATGTATTACCCGGGTACCGGCCGACTGGGTGATCTCGAATTCCTGTTCGTACTCTTCACAAAGTCGCTGGAGAACGGCCAGGCAATTTTCATCTGAAAAGGTCAGGGTCTTGTACTCTGAACCGGCCGGGAAGTCTCCGAGCGACCATTTCCCGGGGAATACCCGGTTGGCGTTGCTGACGATCAGGGCCGCAAAGTCCTTAATATCTCCAGTAAGGCTGTCACCAATGGTATTTGCTGGCAGGAGGAATGTAGCATCCAGGAGTTCGTATTGCACGCCTTCGAACTGCAGCTCATAGACATACCGGCCGGCTGCCTTGGTCGGCTCCGGTGCCTGATTTAAGGTGTACGTCTTCCCGTATACGTCTATTTTGCCACCAATCTTGAAAGTGATAGGATAGGCGCTTTCGACTGTTACAGACACGACATCCTCACCAAGAAGCTGGCTGTTTTGTTCTGCCTTGGTTACCGCTCTCACACCGGCCCGGGAGATGAGTTCGATCTGGGAAGTATCGGGGTTCGTTATTACAATTTGCTCCATACTACCACCCCGTTTGTAGTGAACGATGTAATAGCGTCCAGGACCCCGGCCACAATCGCATAGTACCGGCCATTGCTGGCGTAGGTATGGTTCAGAGTAACTGTTCCGATCACCCCGTCTGTCTGGCTGCCGTCACCCCAGTATACGGTAAGCATCTTGGTTGTGGTGAGTGTGATGGTCAGCGTGGCGGTACCACCGTCAAACCGCTGATGCATGATCACCCGCTTAACAGGATCTGGCTCCCGAAGATTGAGCGTAAAGGTTCCCACCATCAGATCATCGCGCCAACGCTTGCGGGTGACTACTCCGGTTTCGTTGTAAACTTCGAATACAAGCGGTTTGGTTGGGCTGAGCTCTATCATCAGCCGATTGGTGCCATCCTTGTCGAATTGAACCAAAAAGCTATTGAGCTTGTTAGCAAAATCCAGCTTCCCTGAAGCTTGCATAAAGCATTGCAATGATATCTCTCGCACTTCTACTCTCTTTCTACTAAGGTCTATCGCCTCGCCATGATAATCAGGCCAGTCAACCCGGAACGGCGCTTTAAGGGGCGGCCTGTCTAGGATCCCGTCAGATTCTGACACAAATACACCCCAGTCTTTGAAGTTTTTGCCGTCAATCCAGTAGTTAAGGGTAGTTTCGGCGGTGACTACCGAATTGATCTGCTCCGGTGTCAGGGCCAGGTTGTAAAGCTTGAAATCGTCTACATTGCCATATCCATAATCTCCGCTGTAAATGTCCTGAACAAACGATACGCCTACCGGCTGAGCTGAAAGGGTATAAGTCTGGCTTAAAATACCATTGATATACAGTTTCAAGGCAAGGCCTGATTTTACCAGGACAATCTGAACCCACTCGCCTTTGGGAATATTCAGGAGCCAGTCACTGTAACTGTTCACCCCGGAATACGCCACTACCAGGTGCAATTCTTTGCCGGTGAATCCATCCGGAAAGGAATTTTGTTTTATCCGGCCGGCCATGGTGAAGTCATTGGATAGATTCAAAATGTTGTGCTCCACTTCGGCCCGGCCATGGGCATCAAATTCAAGACAATTGCCAAATGGTCCAAATACGAATTCTGCATCCGTTACAGTGGCATCCTTCCGGCTCTTTGAGTAGTCGTAGGCCACCGCGGAACCTGCAGGTTCGTCAAGCGGGAGATTTAATACCAGGTTTTCTTCCATTGTTGTGTGTGTTAATAATTATCCCAATCCCGAGGCTCGCAATTCCCCGTCTACTGATTTGGTTTTACTGTCAATGCTTTTGAGGATTGGTTCAATGTTTTTCGTATTGGAATCGATATTTCTGGTGTTGTGTTCGATCGCATATGATGTAAGTAACTGCTGCCTGATTATATCAATGCCCTCCGTGAACAAAATAGTCTGCTTATTCAAGTGCCCAGACATAATAGTAGCGGTTTCCTGACTCATCCCCTTTACAGCTCCGGCCATACCCCTTTCCGTCGCATCTGAAGATGAAGAGTTCCACATATCAATTCCTTCGTTTGCTGCGGCAGATTTAACGTCTTTCATGAGCGACTCCACTAATTTGGCCGGCTCTTTTATTGCTTCCATGAACCAGGCATAATCATCAACGATGTTACCATCGCCTCCATTTGGATTTAAGGAGTCGGTAACTCTTTCGATGAATTGGTCAAATACAGGACTCATTACTGTAGACCATATCAGGTTTTCTATGAAATTTTCCAATGATTTTCCGGCCACTTCAAACATTTTTTGACTTGCGTCCTCTCCGGCCTTGAAAGCTTCTACCAGCGCATTCCTAAGGTTGTTGCCAAGATCACCAGCAAGTTCAACCACAATATTTTTTACCTGCTCGTTGGCTTTCTCTACCGCATCAGCCCAGTCCAAAGAGTTCTGGAGGATTTGTTTTGTTGAGTCGTCAATCTGGTTTGTGTTGATCAGAGTTTGAGCGAGCTCTTTGTTCAAATTACCCGTCCCATCAATTAGCTCTGGGAAAACATCAAGAAGCCCCCCAAGCACATCTTTTTTCTTTTTTCCTCCAAAAAGCCCTACTACCCCTCCAACAACAGCTCCAACAACAGCTCCAACAACGTTGCCTATAACTGGAACAACCGACCCTATGACAGCACCAGTTGCAGCACCAGTTGCAGCGCCCTTCCCAACATTACCCCAATCAACAGCATTTTTAAGGTCCACTTTCGCTTTCCCATCCTCCAACTTCTTCATTGCTTCCTGATAGCTGGTAAAAGCATCGGTTGCGGCAGAGAACGCATCATTGATTTCGCCGGCATAGTTCCGTATAAATCCGCTCCCGGTTAATTTGCTTTGCAGTAGAAGTTGCTCATTCAATGCCAGGGCGTATTCGTGCGCCAAGGCAATTTGATTTTGATAGAACTCACGCTCTTTCTCTTTGCGGTTCTTTGAGGCGGCTGTAACCATATTGATCAGACTTACCACTCCCTCGATTATAGTCGCCGCGGCTGCAAAGTTCTTTTCACTGCTGCTGAGTGTATCATCATTAAAGGTCTTGATCGTTTGATTAACCGATGCAACAGCACTTGAAATGCTCTGAAAAACTTCACCCATCGAGCCGTCCAGACCTGCCAAAGCGCCGGCAATGCCCTCGATGCCCTCCAGCATTTCAAAGAGCTTATCATTATCGGTCTTTTTTATTTGGTTTATGATCTTTTCAAGATCAATTCCCAGCTCCTCAAGGACATCTTTTATTTTTTCAAGGTTCTCTTTTGTAGGGTCGAGAATAAGTAATTGTTTATAGAATTCCTGAAGCGCCAAATTGTACTTTTTCTGCTTTTCCAGCCGGTCTTTGTCCCGATCAGCCCGCCATTTATAACGGCCTTTTTCAACATCAAAAAGATCTTTTTCCAGTTTGTACTGGGCGGCTTGAATCTGGGTTTCAACACCCTTTATTTTTGATTTATTCTGGAGCTTGGTTTGCTCCGCGTCCAGGTTCGCCATTGCCTCCAAAACAGCCTGCTTTTCCTCTTCGGTAATCTGTTCGGTCAGCTTTTTGTTCAGGGCCGCTTTTTTCTCATTGTATTCCTGATCAAAATCAAGCTTATCCTGGAGGAAACCGCCATACTCTTTTAAGGTTTCCTCTAAGAGTTTCTTTTCCTCCTGTAGAGATTGTCTTCTAAGCTGGGATAACCCATTCTGGAGCAGTTTTTCTTTCTCAATTTTCAGCGGATCGCCTGGAAGAATGTCTGATCCTGCTTTTTCCAGCTCGGTGATCTTGTCCTTTGTCTTGCTGGTAGCATCACTAAGGATATCTTTGATCTGTTTCTCCAGCTTTCCGGTAACGGTTTCCGTGTCAGCATCAGCAATGGCGGCATTCCATTTTTTCAGAAGGTCTGTATTACCAGCAGAGACCTTGTTGCGTTCATTTTTAAGCCAATCAGTGTAGGACTTGCCGCCTTTGAGCAGCTCGACATAGGTTTTATACGCGGAATTTCTGACGATTTCGTCGGTTGAATTTATAGCTTTTGCGTATTCGTCATAAGCCTTCTTTTTATCCTCCAGGTTCTTGATGAACGGATCTTTATCCTTTGATCTTTTACCCTTGTCCGGATCCTCATGGCCTCCTAGGCCCGAAGAACCATGCATAAATCGCTCCTGAAATTTGTTAAAATCAAAAGTATTCATGGCAGAATTCAACTCCATCTCCAACCCTTTGATATAGTCGTTTAGCGCCTCTTGGCCGTCGTCAATGCCGGGAAACCATTGTAAAATAGCGCCTAAAACAGTATCTCCGCCAAGTCTGAATTGACGTTTACTAGTCTGCCTTGCCTCATTGAGCTTTCCCGAAACTTCAATAATTTTGTTAAGTGCCTGTTGGGATTTCGCTTGAAAAAGAATGAGATTTACATAGTCCTCTCCCTTCTTTTGCAGAATATCATACCATTCCCCGAGGGTTTTATAGTGGCCAAAAGTTTCACCATACGTTCGGTTCAGCTCCTCTATTTTGCTTTTCTCCTGTTCCTTGGTTCCATTGAACTTTTCAATATCCTGAATTGCCGCCCGGAGCTCAAGCCGCGCCTTGATAGATTCTTCTCGGGCTTCATTTTCGGCCTGGGCGCGTTCTTTTATCTGCTGGGCCGCCCTCGCCTGCTTGGCGTTGTACATTTCTATCAGTGCCATAGCTCCGGTTATGGCGGCACTGAGGCCCAAAGTAAGAACATTCATCAAGGTTTGGGCCGAGACAGTAGTTATCCCAAAAGCAGCTGCCAACCTTCCTACTGCTCCAGTTAAAAGGGTTTTAGCTTTGGTTAGGAGGGATGTTCCGGCGATGGATTTGATATCAACAGCAGCCCCCAGCTCTTTGAGGTCGTTTGCCATACCAAAGGCCGAATTGAGCCTTTCAGTAACAGAACGTAGTGCATCATTATCGCCACTTAGCTTTTCAACTGCTCCAGATAGCCCGCTGAATTGCTTACCCATTCCCTCAATCATCCCGGAGGTATCCCCGAGATTGCTGTAGCCACCTGCCAGAGCTTTAACGGATTTCTCGTTTTCTTCAAGGGATTTTCCTATTCTTTTTGATGCCGCATCGAGTCTGCCGTATTCCTCTGTTCCTGTTTTTCCGGCATCAGTCATTGCCTTCAAGTTCTCCTTGGCGGCTTTATGTTGATCTGACAAGCTTTTGTAACTATTAGATAGCTTCTCTATTTTCGCGTCTTCAGCCTCAATAATCTTCAGTCTCTCGCGTAAATCACGTAAAGAGCCCTGCTGAAATGAGACCAAGTCTTCCTTCCCCGGGCTCCCGTCTTTGATCTCGGCAAGAACCTTCCCTAGTTCTTCCAAACTCTTGATGACCTCTCTTATAGGCTTTCGTTGAGATTCAAAGTAATCTCGAACTTGGTCGGTATATTTATCGATGGCGATAGAACCGCTTTCGAACTGCCCAGACAGCGCTTTTAGATCTCGTTCCGTCTTCTTAAAGTTTCTTTCAATGTCGGAGCCGTCAAACACCCCAGTAAAAACTAAACTCCCTCCCTGTACGTCACTCATCTCGGTATATTATTTATCGCCCTAAACATCTCATCGGCGCTTTGTTCTGTGAATTGTACTTTCTCGACTTTCTCATCACCATACACAACCCTGGCCTGATCCAGCATAATTTTCTGAAGCGTGACCCAGCTCACCGAATGGTGTAAATCTCTCCATGACCAACCGAGGTGTGAACACATGGAACCTCGCCAGCCATACGGGCTTTTTAGGCCGATAACTCTATGGGATTCTTCTTCGCTTTTGCTGTCCGTGTTCCCTTCATCAATCTCATAGAGTCGATAAAATCCGCCAGATTCAGCGAAATAATGACAGCCTTTGCTATCAGGTGCAATTCCTGCGGTGTCAGCCATGTCTTGAAAAACTTCGTAAAATTGCGCAGGGCTTCTTTGTCTTCATACTCACGGATCCGGCCCGAAATGGTCTGTTCCCGCACGTAATAATCCTCTCCCAGTGTGGCAATGGCCACATATTCGGCCAGCTTGTCCGCGTTGCTGGCAATGTGGCCCTTTACCAGGTCAAAGGTGTTATCGCCTTCCGCAATCTTCTGGTCATCCACCTCCAGGTCAATGCTTATAAGGCTGAGACGGTCCATTACCGCGAGAGTGGGTGGTTTTATCTCGAATGCTTCAACTTTTTCGACAGTCTCCTTTCTGCCGAAATACCTACCAAGACCCTTTACAGGCATCTTAACATGGGATTTTACCTGGAAGGGGATACCTTTCCCGGTAAGTGATTCCAGTTCTTTCTTTTCAATTTCCAATTCTTCCATATCAATTTTGTAGTAAAAAAGCCCCCGAACAGACGTTCAAGGGCTTTCGGGATTCAACAAAAACAACTTAATAAAATGAAGTCCTATTTTTAAGCCAGCTTCGAGAAAGAAATCTTCGGCTCGTTTGCTTTGGTTGGCGTCATTACCGTGGCCGTCACCTGCAGGAGCATGATCCCGGTTTTACCAACAGCGCCTTGATATTTGGCTGAAATCTTTGCCCGAACAATGTTGATTACGTGACCCTGCTCAGGCGTCACCTTGATAGACTTCTCAATGTTAGGTAGTTTCGATGGTGCGTTCCACTTCTCCGTTGCTCCGGTACCAGTGATCGTACCACCCAGTAAAGATTGCAGAACGGTATAGTCCGCATCCATAATTGAGAAGTTCAGGGTAGTTTTACCTGCCCGTTCGATGATCACCTGTGGATCTTCTTCTTCCTCGGCGTAATGCTCTGTACTCTGAGGGTCTTCCACGGTAATATTCGCAGAATCCTGGTAGGTGTTACCAAGCGCGGCCAGAGAAGATCCCATCCCGCCGTCTCCGGCGATAGCTCCAATTTCAATTTTGCTGAGTCCCAGCGTCCAAACCTTTGCCATTGTTGTGTGTGTTTATCGTTTACGATTTTGTATATATTATCCAATCTATCCGGAGGTTAACAAAATGCTGGTCAATCTCCGGCTCGTTGATCACTCCCATATTTGCGATGTACAAAGAGATACCTTCCTTTCGCTCCGTTTCTATTGCCGAAATTGCTAGGTCTGAAAGTGCTTTCAAGCGCGCCTCGTTCGGCTTTCTTTGTTCTACCCCTTCGATGCTTACCCTAAGGTCCGGAACGAAAATGTTCACATTGCTACGGCCGCGCTGTGGGCTGTATTCCCGGGTAACTGTTATAGTGTTTACTACCGCATCTTCCTTTTCCGAATTATCCGGTCTTTCACTGGAGTAGACTCCCCCCGAAAGTGCGCTCTTGAATGCCGAATTGGTATTCAAACACTTAAACAGTATCGCGTTCAAATCAAAGGATGTTTTCATATCCAAATCCTGCTGTGTAGTCTTCCTGTGTCGCATTTCAAACAAGCCCCTCCCGCTACAACCTCACCCGATTTCTTGCCGGATAGTATCCAGGAATCGGTCAATGTCGCCACATTTGCAACCTGGTTTCTCAGCACCATAACCTCGGTGCCCTCCGGAATTCGCTCAGAGCCTTTCGGCATCTGAATGAGCGACGAGAATGTTATCGCCTGTCCACCGGTCCCATTAATCACGTGGCCCTTTCCGTTGGTTTCTTCCCGACAGATGCCTTTCAAAACCCAACCGTTCGTTGCATTATCATAGTATCCAGTATCCGGATTCTGCACGCCTTCGGTGTGAATAAGCGCGTACAAGTATTGAGGATATTGATATGACTTTACCATAAATCCGTCATACTTGTTACAGTGGGCTGAACTTTCTCCGAAACAGGCTCTATTCCAATTTCCCTACAAAGGGCGTTATACCATAGTTTTATGGCACTCCAGTTCCACTTATTCGAATACCCTCCTTCTGTTATATCGGCAAATGGAACAAGGCTTCCAAACTCCATTGCCAGGGCTTTTTTTGCAAGTGCCACGTCCACATCCACATCGGGGCCGGGAATTATACCGGCTTGATTGAGGATGAGAAGATCTACATCATCCTCGGTGATATCGAACTTGCGAAGGGTTTTCGATATGTATTGTTTGTAAGTCATTTGGAGAGAATTGGAGGGGAAATCCCCTCCGTTCTGTGTCAGCGTTATCTATCCTGATAATCCAAATTACTTAGTCCAGGTACTGTTGGCCACATCCATCAATACAGCCCGGGTAGATCCGTTCCATGCCGGGAAGGCGTTGGCCAGTCCGATGGTTACTTCCTCAATCGGCTCCTCTTCGGCATACTTCTTAATGACGGTATGGCCGTTCAGGGCTTTAATTGCTTTTGAGCCTTGAAGTCCAAGATCGGCCGGCTTCTTCCAGAATGTGTTTCCCAGCACCTTGGATTCGGTGAAGGTCACCACATCATCCGCAAAAGGATTTCCGGTTATCCGGGTACCGTCAGTCTTCTCGATAGTGATGTCCTGATCGATTACCACAATCTGCAGCCCTTTGAGATAGGCCAGTCCCAGCAGAGAGGTATTTACTGTCTGCAAGGAGGGTGTCTGAGCGATGCCCAGCGCGTTATTGGCGAAAGATGCGCAGATCTTGATCACCTCTTCTGTTTCGGCGAACTTCGCAAAGGTGTTCAGGTTCATGAATGCGAACTTCGGCGAGATTCCTTTGCCATTGGCAAGCGACACAACAGCTTTGAAGTCTTTAGAAATCGGCTTCGCAGATGCGGGCGTACCCCATGATGCCGAACCGGAAGCAAAGCCAACTTTACGATCTGCATCAACCTGGTAGTTTACGTCGAACTCCGTTACAACCGAGTTGTTGTTATCGTTTGTCAGAGTCACCTTACCTAACGAAATGGATTGCAGCGCGATCCATTCCAGGCGGCTGGCAACTCCGTCCCAACAGTATTTGGTATCTTCTGCCCAGAACTCCACAAGTGCACGCAGATCCGCATTGCTGGAGGTCATCGCGCGCATGATATCATACTCGTTCAGATCGTTTTCGTCCTTCGTACGCTTAACGGCGATCTTAGGAATGTCGCCCTGAATGCGCGCAATAGCGTCACGGGTCTTTTTGGGGATGGAAGCACCTCTGGCCACAAGATCAGCGGCGATCTTCAGGCCAGATTGCGCCTCAAGCATTTTCCAATCTAGCGTAAAGCGCTCTTTGATGGGGAAAAGTGTGGGATAGTAGTACGGTTTCAGGTCATAGGTATGAACCTCTGCCTGCATATCTCTCTCGGTCAGTCCGACCATTAACGTCTCTCTCATCGTTGTGTGTGATGTTTAAAGTTTGTGCCTATTAAATTAAAGAAATGCTCTTCAGCTTTCCTTTCACTACAGAACCAAGTGCCGGAATAAGAGCTTCTCTCACCTGGGCAATTGTCCAGAGATTAACCAGAAGGTTGCCGCCTTGAGGCACATCATAGCTTTCGCCCACAAGGCCTACAGGTTGATATTTCAGCACAGATACGTTGGTGGCGGCTTCAGCTGCGGCCTGATAAACAACGGCGCCCGAAGCGGTTGTCAAGGCAACCCCCAGGGTTGTGCCAACTGTTAGGTCATCCGAGGTTGGGTCGCCCGAATTGGTTGCAATTCCGGTGATTGCGTAGGCCTTTTGACTTTCGCCGTTGGTGATGAAATCGCCCACTTTGAAGTCGTGCCCTTTTTTAACTGTATAAGCAGTTGCTGAGCCTGATGCATTGGCCGTAAGCTTAGCCACCTTAACGATGTGATACAGGCCGGTAACAGCGTCTTTCCCAAGGGCAGCTCCTTCATGCAGGACCTTGCCTGCAAAGTCGGCCGTCGCGACAGTTACCCCGCCGGGGATGTCTGCTATTTTGTGCGTGAAGGCGCGGACGATTCTCTCGTCCTTTTGCTTTTTAATTTGTAACATTGTTGTGTGTGATGTTTAAAGTTTTAAACCTCTTTGCCAACGAAGGCCCCGGAGGGCTCAGCCTTGGTCTTAATGTAATCTGCTACTGCAGAAGAAACCCCTTCGCTGTTGGCACTCCCGAATGTGGGTTTTTGATGCCCTCCGAGCCCCTGATCTGCCAGCTCCTGCGTAAGTGCAGCTACATTCTGTTTCGTTGTGTCCAAATACCCCTGAAAAGCGGCATCGTCCGTGAAAGACATATTCCCAAATGCCGATAGGATTGAATCCTGGTAGCTCTTCGGGGTGTCCTTAATGGCTTCGGCAAGTTGCTCCTTTCTTGTAGTAGAGATGCCAACTGTTTCAAACCCTGTGATCTTCGCCTGCAAAGGCTCTACGGCCGCTTTTACTGCGTCAGCTATTGCCTTTTGCATCGCGGCGGCATCGAACGCACCTGGTGCAGGCGCCGGATCCGGAGCAGGGTTTTCGGGCTTTTTTTCGACAAAGTCGTATTTCTTTTTCAGCCCTTGTTCATAGGTGGAATTAGAGCGGGAAATCTCCGCATCAGCATCTTTACGCCAATCAGTCACAAAACTGTTTACCTGCTCGGCGGTAAGCTTACCTACGAGCTCTTTTGCCTCATCTTCGGTATTAGCCTGCATGGCCAGAGATCCGGCCAGGACGCTAAGCCCGTCTTTTCGCACGCCTGCAAAAGCAGCCAGCAGTAGTGCGAGAATTTTGTCTTTCATGCGATTTGGTATTGGTTTCACAAACGTTCTTGCGAAAGTATATGTATTACCATAATGCGCGAAAAAAGACCCCCTGAAGTTATGGAAAAGTTATGGAGTCACTCAGGAGGCGGCCAATACCTCTTCATTGTCCAATAACCAATACGGCTTATTTGCCCCCTCCTTCTCGAACCGGTGTTTATTGTCGCCGTACCACTTCGAGAAGTTCTCCGGCATCTTGTCTATCTGCTTTGGCGTATATGCCTTCCCGGCATCTTTGGCGACGACGAACTTGCGGAGCTCTTCGTTCGAGATCGTGATCGGGGTCATGATGCAGCGGCATTGCGGGTGCCATCCGGTCCACAGGAACCATTTGGGGTAATCCCCGGCCAGTTGCTCACAAACGGGGCACGGAAAGCCATTGTCCCGGTTATTCGAAAGGGAAATGCGAAACCCAATAATGAGGGGGTCATCCTGGAAGTTCTTCCACATAGCGTAGCGCATCGCTGCGTTCATCTCCGTCCTGACAAGTCGCATGGCGTTCTTGTAGGAGGAACGGTAAACACCTTGGCCAGGGTGATACTTCTTGGCCGCTTCGCTCCATTCGAGTTTTCCGGTTTCCTTGTTTTTCACCCGACGGAATAGGTTGTCAGGCTCTTTTAGGTACTTATTCACCTCCCTGGATATCTGATCGGCGGATTTGCCTTCCTTGATTCCGTTTTGAACGATGATATCAATTTCGTTCTTTGTGTTACCTTCCAGATTCCAAACCTTATCCGAAAGGTTCACCCGTTTGGTGTAAGTTCTATTAGCAGACGCGGCCCGGCTTTGCTCCGTTGCGGCCAGTTTGATACGGTCGTATTTATCTTGGCCCAACTGATCAGCGACTTTCATGCCGGTGTTGATCATCCCTTCGATCTTGCGCTGCAGCTCCTTTGTGGGTTTTTCCAGGGCTTTTTGAACGGCCTTATCCCGGGAAATCCAAAGCGGCTTTTCTTTCTTGATGTATCGGATGATATCGGGAAGTTTGAGGATTTGGCGGTAATACAACAGAAATACCCTGTTCAATCGCTCGAACAGTTTTTCAATCTCCCGTTGTAATTGTGCTTCCTCAGAATTCATCCGTGTGTGTTATTTTGAAATCTTGTGAGCCGCCGAATACAGCCTCCAGCTTGCCCCTCAGTATCTCCGGCAATTTGAATTCGGCGGCGGTCAATACGTCGTATCCTTTAGCTTCAACGTAGCCGGCGTAGTACATCCCGGCAACCATCACCCCGCATATCCACTTATCGGCCATGGATCGGGCGCCTTCTTCTGCTACTCGGTGGCCGGCCGAAACACCGGAAGAGTGTCCGGATCCGTCACCGCCTTCGGCTTGGAAATATGAGTGTACGAGTTCCCCGTCTCGGTATAGCTGAAACCCGGTACTGGAATTTAGGGCTCCGGTCCGGTCCGTATATCTTTCGGTTGCGCCATCCCTGTCGTTTAGCTTCGCGTAATTAACAGCATCCGTAAAAGCCAACCGGAAAGCAGTGATGAGCTTTTCTTCCGTATTCTCCCGCAAGCGTTCTTTTGCTTCGGCCAATACCTTGTTTATGTCGAATTCAACTTTGAGGCCCATGTCACCACCAGAAAATACCTCCGTATATGAGGGTGAAGACAATGAACAATACAAACCAAAAGGCATTTGATAACCCGCTGAGAAATCCGCCGCTATCCTCTTCTTTGAATACTTTGTAAAGCATGAAGATTGCAATTACAATGTAGATTACCGTTGTTAACTTTACTTCTATCATGATCATACTGTTGGTTCGGTTATTCCCACATAGGCACTGGCGGACTCCTCGGCCTTAATCTGTTCGTATTCAGCATCCGGATCATCAGACCAGCCCATATTTTTTATGGTTGATTCCTGGGAGACGAACGGTTTCTGACCGTTGGCCAACAGCGCGATCTCCACCTGTTCGCGCTCATCGGTGATGGTGTACGGCCGTATCTCGGGAGTGATCGACAGCGATTCGCAAGCCGCAGCGTAGCCGCCATCCTTTTTGTTCATTTCGGCCAGGAAAGACTGAATGATTGAAAGGCGCCTTTGCAGGTATTCGTCAAAGATTTCCATTTTGTCCTGGACCTTCAGGTGAGCATCAGTAAACAGCAATTTTAGGGCGATGCCGGATATGGCCCCAATATCCTTCATAGCGTCGAAAGAAGTATCCGCGGTCTGGGTGATGGTGTTGATCAGCTTCAGTAGTGTATCAATCTCCAGCTTGATAGATTCAGGCGCATGCTCCCAGCTCAGGATCTGTGCTTTGGCTCCATCTTCGGCGCTCATCACTTTGCCGGTGTCTCCTTTCTTCGCCCAGCCGAGTATTTTACCCGTCACAAAGTAGGTTGGTGAGGCAAAATAGTCGTTTGTGTCTGCGAAATTGGAAAGTAGCACTTCCAACCGGTCAATCAGCCGCTGGACGTCGGCCCACTCCACAAAGTCTTGCCGGCCGTAAATGATCGGTAATTTTGGAATCTGCAGCTTTTTGGGGAAACCCTCTTTTTCGACCCAGCCACCATCTTTCTGCGTCCAGGCGTAATGATGTGCGCCGGAATCCAGGGTCATATACGACTCAAAATGCTTTATCTCTTTTCCTTCGTCATCCTGTGTGGCATACTCCCGGGAAAAGGCCACAAGGTCACCGTAATCATCAAAAAAGGGGAAAAGCTTATCACCCTCCAGTGGGTTGAAAATCGCGCATCTGAGCTTGAATTTGGAAGGGAAACCGTATCGGCTGTTGTCTGCCGGTACCGGGTACCATATTTCAGCGGCTTCGGTACAGCTGAACATTGCCCGGGCGATCTTCTTGTTCAGAGATTTGTCCTTATTGTCGTAGAGGACTTTTTTAACAGACTTGAAGACCTCTTCTTCCTTGGTGTTTTCAGTTGAAGCAATAAGATCAACCGGATTCCCAAAGGTGAACGAAGCTGCGCTCTTGACAATTCTTCTCTGAATTGCCAAAGCAATCCTGGCCACTGGCTCTGTACGAAAGGATCCTTCTGATTCATCACCAGAGGTTGTTACTTGCGTGGCGGCTCCGTTACTGGACGATTTAATCCTTACCTTTTTGTCAGGACGCTTGTTCACGTCCATCACGTCGTGCTTTTCCGGGTCGAGCTCATTTTTATACTTCTCAACGTCCGGCTCTGACGCCTTCCTTCCTTTCTTTAGATTGTCGATCAAGGCGCCCTTGTCTGCCAGCGCCAAAATATCTTTCAGTTCCATTGTTGTGTGTGTTTAGGTCGCTGTTGTTAAAGCTTTTAATCGCGTAATCCGTAAAAAACCCGTACAGAAAACCGCTCAAAAAGCTCAACATTGTTGTGTAAAATATATCCATCTCAAAAGTATCCGGTTAAGTCTTGTCCTACTCCGCGGCCCCGCCATTCTACCGTGCCGGTAAGTGCATCGGGGGCATCGTCATGTGTGTTTTTTCCCTCCTTCATGTAGCTGGTGAGATCTTTGTAGAAATCCGGCCACATGACATCCCATCCTTTTGGGAAAAAAGTAAGGTTTTGCACCTCTGAGCTCTTTGTAAAGATCCTGACGGCTTTATTGTCGTTTTGGTGAAACCATGTGAATCCAGTTGTGTTGTTGTGCATGATTCGGCATTGCGATTCTACGGCCCGCTGAAAGCTCCTGCCGCCGTTGTTGGACTCTATTATTGCAACTGCTACTTTATGCTTGGTCAGGTTTTCCGCCGTTTTCACCTCCGTATACTCCATTGGCCTTTGCGTGTACAGCACATCGATGATATAGTTGCCTATTTCGGTCTCTACGTAGGATATTGAACACAAATAATCAGAACCTGTATCTGCGGTATCCGTGTAGTTCTTTATGATTTGAGTTTTCGTGTGTGGTACGACCTCGTATGTTCTGAACGGTCCGTACATCAAACCCTCTACCGGCTTCGGGTCCTGCTGGTAAAGGCTTTCAAATACGTGGTTATTTCGCTTTCGGGCCAGTTCCAGCTTTGCCAAATTATGTTTTTCCGGCCATAGAGCCTCTCCCTCTTCCCTCGGATCGTAATCGGTAGGTTTCCCCTTCTTGATCGCCTGGAATATTACAATCACCCAGCCATCGGGATTTGTTACAGGGTCGTAAACGCCCTGTGCCGCGATAAGGCGGCCGGCCTGGTCGTTTTCGTGCCACCTGGTGAACACGATCAACTGCTGGCTATCGTTGTGTAACCGGGTTTCCGCCACGGTGTCATACCAGTCAGAAACATTTTCCCTGATCGTCGGTGACCATGCTGTTTTTGCATCCTTATACAAGTCATCCATGAGCAGGATATCAACCGGATCACCAGTCAGCGGCCCTCCGACACCGACAGTTTTAAATCCGCCCTCGTACCCAACAATTTCACACTCGTCCGAGGTCCTGATGTATCCAACCTGGGCGCCACCAAGACCGCCGCTTAGTCTTGTCTCTGGAAAGATTTCTTTATATTC